AGTAGCAAAACCTATTACACCCTCACTTCGCCTTCGGGCAATCCCAAAACAAAGGGATATTATGAGGAAAGCGACGGCGTATATTCTGCTACAAATGACACTTCTGTCAATGCGAGCAAGACATATTACACCCGTACAACAACCTAAGCAAAGGAGGTAAAGCGAAATGAAGTTATCTGAATTATTTACAGCGAAAGCTATTGCCGCTAACTACACCGAGGCGGCTACAAACGATACACCTTTTCTCGGCGAGGGCTTTTTCCCTGCTAAGAAAAAGGCAGGACTTGATATTAAGTGGTTCGAGAAGCACACAGGTTTAGCCGTTGCGCTCGCTCCCTCGTCTTTCAACACAAAGACTACATTTAGGGATCGTGACGGTGTTTCCGTTTCCGAAACTAAAATGGCGTTCTTCAAAGAGGGCTTCCTCGTTGACGAGGAAGATTATCAGGAAATCCTCAGAATACAGGAGAGCAACGATCCTTATGCTCAGGATATACTCGATAAGATTTTCGACGACGCCGCAACTCTTATTAGGGGCGCAAACGTTATCCCCGAAATTATGAGAATGTCCCTGCTCGCTCCTAAGAACGGTGACGTTAAGATTTCTATTAAGTCCAACGACACAGACTACACCTACAATTACGATCCCAACGGAACGTGGAAAGCCGACCATTACTTAAAGATCGTTTCCGCAAACGATAAGTGGGACGCTCCCACAACCTGCAACCCCGTTAAGGATATTGAGGAAGCGCTTGACGCACAGGAAGCCGCAAGCGGCAACCGTCCGAGTGTTGCGCTTATGTCTAAAAAGACATTCAACTACCTTAAAGCGTCAAAGGCTGTCAAGGACGGCGTTCTTGCACAGAACCTTACAGCTAACGTAAACTACACCAACGAGAAGGTTAAGACATATCTCGAGGAGGAGCTTAAAATTAAGATCGTCGTATATACAAAGAAGTATATTGCACACGACGGTACAACTAAGAACTACTACCCCGACGATATTGTTATGCTCCTTCCCGACGGTGCGCTCGGTAGCACAGTTTACGGCACAACACCCACAGAAGCCCGTGCAAAACTCAGCAAGGGTGACGGCGACGACAGCTTTGCTATCGTTAATACAGGCGTTTCCGTTAAGACAATCGAGAAGGACGATCCCGAAAACACCGAAACAATCGTGTCCGAGGTTGTATTACCTTCGTTCGAGCGCCTGAGAGAGTGCTACGCTATCGAGGTGGCTTAATATGGCTAACACCATTACTTATGATTACGCCGTTAAGATTAACGGCGTAATTTACCCTGCTAACACGCCGATCTCCGTACCTGACGAGGTAGAGGAAACTTCCGACAAAAAGGAAGTCGGCAAGGTAGAGGAAACACCCGTACCTGACGAGGTAAAGGAAACAAAGGCGGTAAAAAATGCTAACAAACGAACAGGCGCAAAGGCTAAAGCTAAAGCCGCTAAATGATGAAACAATACTTTTAGCGGAAAACGCTTTGGCGTGGATAAACAGCAATACAAAAATTTCGGTAAATTTAGACGACGTGCAGGCTAATGTACGTCTTTTTGTTTCTAAATATATTGATGTTATGGATATGTCTGTCGGTGTTACAAGCGAGAGTATAGGCGGTTTGTCGCAGTCGTTCTCGACAGCAAAGAAAACCGATATGCTTATTGAGCTTGCAAACGCTATTTTTGGCGAGGAAAACGTCACGATAGGTAAAGTTACTTTTACACCTGCAAAAAGGCGTTGGAGGTAACGGGAGGAGCGTTTTATGGGCGTTAAGGTTAAAACGACTAAAAACAAATTTCCCGAAATGGTTAAAACCGCAAAACTGTTGAACGGACGCAAGGTGCAAGTCGGCTGTATTAAAGGCGATCACGCTTGGCTTGCGTCCATTCACGAATACGGTTGCAATATACCTGTCACCCCGAAGATGAGGGCTTTTCTTCATTCAAAAGGCGTACACCTTAAAAAATCCACAAAATACATACATATTCCCGAACGCTCTTTTTTGCGCTCAGGACACGACAAAAACATAAGTAAGATTATGGCTAAGTCCGACAGGCTTATTAAGTTGGTTCTCGGCGGTCAAATGACCGAGGACGAATACTTGGAGCAGGTGGGGCTTATGTTAGCAACGGCTATAAAAACTTACGCAAGGGATTTGTCAAGTCCTCCAAATAGCGATTTTACCATACAGGAAAAGGGCAGTAACAATCCCCTCGTCGATACAGGAAACTTGATTGAGGGAATTATGTTTGAGGTGGAATGATGAAGTATTTTCATTTTGAGCGCTTGATACGCAAGTACAGCACAGAGTTTAAAGTAATATTACCTGCTAAGGGTAGTTATGACGACAGCGGCGAATATGTCAAAGGAACGAAAAAAACCGTTACTATGACAGGCGCAATATTAGACATTGACAAGCGGAAATTAAGAAATTCAAACGGCACGCTGACGACAAAGGACAGACAGTTGTATATGACGAGTGAGCTTACGGACGATTTAACGGACGTGAGGGTTGTGTATAACGGCAAAGTTTACAGCGTTGAGGACGAAAAGGAAAACCGCATATTCACGGGTGTATGTGCTTATATCCTTACCTACGTTTCCGCCTTTAATAAGGAGGCGTAAATATGGTTAATCTTTCGACAATTCGGGAGGTTATTTGTAAGGCAATAAAAGAGCATTTACAAATACCCGTTATACGCTCTAATCAGAACGCAACGCCGCCTGACTATCCTTATATTTCCTACACAATTACAACGCTTATGCGGACGAATAACGGCACTTACGGGCTGTTTATTGAGGACGACGGCAAAGGCAACAGCAAAAAGTATTACCGCAAAGAATTTCAGCAGATATGGAGCTTTACGGTATGTGCTGACGACGACTTAGCCTCAAAACAGTATGCTTTTTCGCTTTATGATTTCCTCGACCATATCGGGAAAATTGATTTAGCCGAAAACGGTGTTGTTATTCAACGCATAGAGGACATAACAAACAGGGACAACCTGTTGACGACAGAGTATGAATACCGCAACGGATTTGACGTGTATTTTGCCTTTATGAACGAAATAGAGGACAAAAGCACGGACGATATAAGCGATATTCAGTTAGATTATAATTCTAATTCAGAATAATTTTTATAAAGGAGGTCATTAAATTGGCACTTGATATTAAAGTTAATATCTCACAGGCGGCTGTTGCAGGTTCGGCAGGCTTCGGTATTCCGCTTATTTTGGTGTCTAAGGCTTCGGCGGCTGTACCTTATACGGAATGTGAAAAGCTGTCCGAGGTTGAAACAGCTTTAGGCGGTAAGACATCAAACGCTTACAAAGCGGCGGCGCTTATATGGAAGCAGGACAACGCACCTGAAAAGATCGCCGTGTACGCAAGCACAAACGACGCTGTTGTTGCTATCGGAGAGGTAGCAAATAAGGGTTGGCGTCAGCTCCTTGTATTCTTCGGAGAGAACGACACAAAGACAGCGGCGGACGTAGCCGAGGCTGTGGAAGGCTCAACAGATAAAATGTACTTTACGACTGTTGGTGCAACCGCAAATATCGCCGCAATTAAGGCGAAGGGCGAGGAAAATACGGTTGTAATGTACTATCCCATTTCGGACTATGTATATACGGCTGTTGCAAGTCCCACAGGCAACCCGTCAACTTCGAGTTATTACGAAAAGGACGGCGACACATACACGGCGTCGGAAGATACGAGTGTAAACGAAAGCAAAACCTATTACACCCGTACAGCTATTACCGTGTTAAACTACGCTGTTGCGGCTATTGTAGGCGCAAGCGCAGGACGTGAAGCAGGTAGCTTTACATATAAAAACCTTATCATTTCGGGCTTAGAGCCTCAGACTTTAAGCGATACCGACCTTACAGCGTTACATACAGCAGGCGGCTTTACAATCGTAAAGAAAGCAGGCGACATTGTAACAAGTGAGGGTAAGGCTGTCGGCGGCGAGTTTATCGACGTTATCGACAGTAAGCATTGGATCATACAGAATATCGAGTATGATACACAGAAAAAGCTCAATATCGAGGCTAAAGTACCTTACACCGACGTCGGTATTTCTTCGCTTGCGACTATTACCGCAAATGTTCTCAAAAAGGCGTTTGACAACGGTATGATCGCAACCGACGAGGACGGCGTAACACCTATGTATGGTGTAAACTTTAAGCCCCGTTCGGCTATGACAGCGTTACAGAGAAAGAACCGTGTATATACGGGCGGTAACTTTACGTTTACCCTTGCAGGCGCTGTACACACCGCAACAATTAACGGTGAACTCGTAATTTAAGGAGGAAAACACAATGACATCATATAATGCAAAAGACTGTGTTATTGATTGGGGTTCTATTTCAATAACAGGTCTTGCCGAGGATATGGTTACAGGTGAGAAGGACGAAGAAATGTTTGAAACAAACGTCGGCGCTCAGGGCGACGTTGAGGTAAACGAGAAAAACAATCCTCTTGGTACAATCACCGTTACTATTCAGGCGACAAGTCCGCAGAGGCGTCAGTTAATAAACGACGCAAAGAACGGCGTCGTACAGCCTCTTTGGGTTACAAACAGTAAACTCGGCGAGAAAATGGGCGGTTCACAGGCTCGTATTAAAAACTTCCCGTCTATCGAGGAAGGCGCAGAGGCAAGCGATCTTGAATTTGAATTTCAGGTCTTTGATTACGACGTAACAGCGGCGTAATCGTATTCGTCAATAAGCCTACCGTGTTATGCGGTAGGCTTTATTTTTATATCAAAAAACTTAAAAAATGGAGGAAAATAAAATGGCAAACAAATTCTATCAGGTAACAAAGAAAATCGGCGACACAGAGTACACAGCACAGTTTAACGGTATTTCGGCGGCTCTCGAAGCCGTTGACGGAAGCTATATTGAGGGAACGCAGAATACGTCCGTCAAAAAGCTCGCCGCTTATCTGTTCAAGAATGTTATCGTGAAACCTGCAGGACTTACCCCCGACGATTTCGACAATATGGACGACTTCAACGCTGTTGTTACGTTCGCCCGTGAGGTTATGCAGGGCAACTTTCGAGAAAAGGCTGACGAAAAGACAGCTAAAGGAAAGAGCGAAGCATAATTGGGGCTGTTGGCGTTTGCTCTTTGCTGATCGTGGCTTTACATATACGGAAGTATTCTTCCAAATGACGCCGCAACAGATATTGGAGGCAAACGTAGCGCTTGATTTACAGATAGAAAAGGAGAAAAAGGAAATGAAAAAGAAACATTAAAATCCCGTTTTAGGGGGTGAAAATTTTGAGTGATAAGCAAGTTGTACGTCAAGACGTCGTAGAAATACGGTACGACGTCGATAACAACCCTCTTTTACAGCTTGCAAAGGAAACAAACGAATTTCAAAGCTCAATGACAAAAGCCTTTAAGGGCGATCAGTTTGACAGTTTTAATTCGGGCGCAAAAAAAGCGGCGGACGGCTTGGACGACATCAAGGACAACGCCGTTAAAGCGTCGGGCAGTACAGAAGATGTAGCCGACGTTTCGTTTAACCCCGTTGTGTCGGGGTTAAAGAAGGTCAGCGACAAATTAGGCGACGTTGCTACAAAAGCAACGGGAGCGGCGTTTAACGGGCTGAAAAAGGTTGCAGGCGTTACCTTTAAAGCAACGGCGGCAGGGTTAGGTGTGGCTGTTGCAGGGGTTAGTGCTTTGGTGACGTCGGCTGTTAAGAGTTACGCCGATACCGAACAGCTACAAGGCGGCGTTGAAACGCTTTTTGGAGCAGGCGGACAGAGCATACAAGAATATGCAAAGTCCGTCAATAAATCCGTCGGAGAGGTTAAACAGGAATACAAAACCTTAATGTCGGCTCAAAAAGAA